CTATCCCGCACTCCAGACATATAATCACTGTTTATGTAATCAGGAATGTCATAACTTATCTCTTTGGGTTTAAAAACACAACATGGCCGGATTCTTATATCATTATCCTTGCGTATTGCATTAAATAAGGCGACACAGAAGTTATTCATTATTTAAAATGTTCATATGCACTACTACTAAATGCGCATAAGCAACTGCGTGGCTACGGCGAAACGTATAACCATCTACCTGCCTGTCCCAGACTGTTTTACTAATCTCAGACCAGGATTTATTTCTCAAATGTGCTTTCCCCGGCCTCATGACCGCAAGGAACATCGCCATGCGTGGAATACTATCTGGTTTCATACTACATATTAGTTCATAGTGATTGCCAATGTGCGTCACTTGAGAACAAAACTCTTGATCTTTCCAGAGTTTACTCCATGGCGGCTCTGCTGTCATTAGTTCTACCAGATGTACTTCATTCTTAACCTGGCTATATACACCGACATTAAGTAAGTCTAGTTTAAAGTAACCCATTTGCTCGGCTTGTTTATGCTCAATTGTCGCTAATCCGTCACTAGCAATAGGAATGTCAGTGAAATATACACCAGTGTTATGGCGTTTATTGTTCTCTAATCTAGCAGGGATACTGGGAATTAACTTTAAGACTTCTGTTCTGTCCTTAAAATCAATATCAATATCTGGTAAGTCTCTAAGCATTATAGTCCGGCTTCCTTTAATATATGCTTTACCCATTCTGTATCAGCCTGATAGTCATGAAACTTGCGCTTCCAAAAGTCAGGATCAATATAAGGATAAATTATTTCAATTTGTTCTGCACTGAGTTTATCCATCATTTCAACACCCGAGGCGCTATTAAATATTACCCATGCACTTATTCTACCAGTGGTAATGTGATGTACAGTACGGTTAGTACTAGCATACAGGAAGTAATGGTTAAACACACTATCATTTTCTTCTGCCCAAGTAACCATTGTGTTCATGCTACGCTCAAGAGCATCTTGTACACTCTCACGACGCAAATGCTGGGCTAGGAATTCTTGATATACTTCATCTTTACACCAGTAATCAATTTTCTTGTTAGTACCAATAACGTGTTCAATAAATCCGCGGGTATTGATTGCACGAATGTTTACCATGTGTCTACCAAATTTAACGAAAGCATTATAATAAGGACTTTTGCAAAAATCAACGTATGTCTTTAGTTTAGCACTGCCCTGCGTTATCTCGTAAAAACGCAAATAAGCAGTCATGCCTAATTTAACACCTGCTTCATTTTCCTGTTGTGCGCGACGTTTAGGCTCACAAGTATGCGCTAGTAGTGTGCTCTCCTTACGGAAGCCACGATTACAGTGCTTGCACACATATTCTTTGTCTGGCGCTTTATGATTTTTCACAGCATCTCTAATTACATCATTTAGGTTAGTCATTGATCACCGTGGCTGGCGAGTAATTCTTTGATGTCTTTCTTAGTCATCATTGATGACATCATATCCAGTTCATCTCGTTTGGCTGTAGGATATAATACTTCTAGAACCTTGTATATTTCCCGTGTCTTCTTGTCACTTGCATCCTTTTTCTTGTTGCCTACCCATTGATGAAATTGTTTTCCCATGCCAGGGCTAACTGTACATAGCAACTGCCATACTAGTTTAGGATGTTTGGATAGTTCAAAGTATTGTTTGTTAACTCTGTCATTGGTTGCCATAAGATAGTATGCCGCAATATCACCGTTGTCTTTAACCAAACTCATGTATCGATTAAGCAGAAACGGAGCAATCTTCTTTTGTTGCTCAGGAGTGCAACGATCCCAAAAAGCCATGTCTTTATTATCTAGTGCACCTAGTACTTGGTTTAACGGTAGGTCAGTCATAATTTAATCCCTGGGTGTTAATGTACTCTGCAAACGTTAGTTCAAACATTTTGCTGTCATCTATTGTAGCAAAAAAAATTGTGTAGTAGCGATTTTCATAACTACTATGTATTTTACGCTCTACCTGGCATTCGGGTCTATCTTTAAAATACTTTTCTATTCGATTATATATTTTTGTAATAACATCGTGGTGTGCAGCACTGACAGGGTTTATTCTATATTCAAACCTTCTGTAATCAGTTTTTCTTATTATATTATCCTGCATGCAGTTATTATTACCAGGCTTTGTCAATGCTAACAATCTCGTTTTGTTTGTTAATTTCTTTAGCAAAATATACACACCTGGGTTTGCTGCCTGTTTCCAATGGAACTGCTAGGATTTGTCCTTGTTTAAGTTTGGGAAAGAACCATTTTACATCAGTGTATAAGTCGACAATATTAATGGGAAGATATTCTGCACTGTAACTACTAAGTGGATTAAAACTAAATGCACTAAACCCGCGATCGTTTAGACTACTTAAATTAGTCATTTCCAAATCACCAAAGTCTTTTTCGCCAATTAAGATTTTCCAATCCACCGGCATTCTAATCTGTTTTCCGCCAATGTCTAAAACAAGTGCTGGGCTGTTAAAACTTTCTAAGAAGATTAATGGGATATAAAAATAGTCTGGATTTTGTGGATCTGAATTGTCCAGTACTGCAAAGCGGAGGTCATCTACTTCATCTGGTAGTTCGTTCATATCGAACGCCGTGTCTTCTAGTGTTAGTATTCTCATTCGTGTTCTCCTCCGGGGTCATTTTCAGGTAATATAAATTTGTTACCATTAATCCACATATAGTTTCTACTGCGGCTTGGGCTGTGGTAACCTTTCTTTAGTTTAAATACCCCAGGATTAGTTTCTGCTGTCTTAAATGTTGCTACAGTAATTACCACTGCGCCTACGAAGACAACATGTCCAATAGCACTATACATAAATGCTGTTAAACTGTTAACAATCATGATAGAAAATACAATTGCCCACATAAAGGCAAGAATTTGCATAATCAGGTGCCTTACCTGTAGGTCTGGAATATGCCTTAACGGGTTATGATCTGAATCCATAACACTATTCCAGTTATCGTAAATATATCTTTGCATGTTACTTCCAGTCTACTTTCTGTACCGTGAACGGGTAGTTCGCTTCTTTATAGAAGGCCTTGCGTTTTGTGAGATGTCTTTTAGCAAATCTACACGTTGATGTAATATCCCATATCTGGACAAAGTCTTTGTCTTCTGCCTTTCGGATTCCTCTTCCGATGCTTTGGATAACGCGGACGAAGCTTTTCCCAGGTTCCAACAGTACGAGATTAAAAATACGAGGAATATTAATACCAACAGCGGCGACACCATAAGTAGCAATAATAACTTTGTTAGTTGCATCAGCCACCTCATCATAATGATCTTTACGCTCCTGTGCCTTTGTGCCGCCGCTGACAAAAACGGAGCCCGGAATCCTTGATTCGATTTGTTTTCCTGCATTTATTCTATCCACCAATATTAATGTATTGCCGGATTCTTTAATGTTGTCGATTAAACCAGCAATGTAATCCAAGCGATCAGTTTGTTCTAATAGATACTTTAGTTCGCTCTGGTAATTTTCATATTCTGTAACGTCCAGTAATTGTAACACATTCACGTTGCATTGTGCAAGAACTCCTTTGTCTTGCAGTTCTTTTGCATTGATTTGATTTATAACTGGACCAAGGCTGCACACAATGCTAACACGCTCAAAGTCTTCTTTAGGCACAGTTCCTGTTAGTCCCCAGCGTATTGGTATATGACTCATTACTCCTGTTAGCAATGTCTTAAGCGCATCTGCTTTAGCCATGTGTACTTCGTCTACCATAATACACACCACGCCCTCTAGGAATTCATCAATGGTAATATCCACTTGATGGTTACGAGTGTTCTTTAGTAGAATGTTTAAACTCTGCCAGGTGCAAATGGTGTGTGTTTTGCCAAACTCCTTACGGTCACCATAATATACGCCAACGTCCAGTCCCATGTTGATGTAGTCAGATTCTGTTTGAGTAACCAGGCTTTTGTTAGGCACAATAATAACAGTTCTGCCGTGTGCTTCACATCTGTGACTTAACACGGCTGTTATAAGCGTCTTACCAGCACCAGTTGCTACTTCTTGCATGCTCTGTGGGTTCTTCAGGAAGTTATTAATAACCTCCACTTGGTAATCACGCAACATAATAGGAGTACCAGCCGCCGGGTGTTTAGGAGGCCAAACATAGTCAGCATAACTATCCTCAGTAACTGGCTCTAATGGATAATCCATCTCATATTCACGAGTATCGTTAATGGAAATATCATATCCATCCTGCTGTAGGATTGGAATAATATCTGGAAGCAGATTAATATAGGTACTGCCTCCCATTTGAAAGAAGGCCATCTTGCCATCCCAGCGTCCTAGTCTAACTGCTGGCATATATCTAGCACCTGGAATGTCATACTTAAACTTGTTACTCAACTTCTTGCGAGTATCTAAGTCAAGATCTAAAATTTGGCAATTCACTTCGTCCTTAACTGCTATAATGCATTTCTTCAAAGTAACCTCCATCCATGCAAAGAGTAAACGGTTCCGTCTAAAAGTTTTTTCATAGTGTGATAACTATACCCGGTAAAATTCTTACAATCCTTACAAAAATTTCCCTGAAATTCAATTATTTGGCCTGTTTCATTGATTATTGATATAGATTTAGCATTTGGATTTTTCTCGCCGGTTCTTAGTGCAGCGGATTTTGACATTTTATTTTTATAATTGTCTGTATTTTTAATTATTTCATTCTCGATATATTCTATTACGTCATCCATAGAATAATGTTCTTTCATTCTACAAGACCATCTACCATCAACGTATGTTTTCTTATTTCTCTCATTATGTTGTAACCGAGCATGCGACGGTACATCGTTGTCTTGGCAAAATTCTTTAAGGTTGCTCGTATTGAAAACTTTTTTTTCATAATGATCTATTATAATATATTTTTTTCTTTTTGCCGCTGCCCTTCGTTCTAAGAACTCTGGTGATCGGTCGAAACTGCGTGACATTTTTCTTTTTGTTTCTTCGCTATGCGGTGCTCGTTTTCTTCCCTTAGTACTTTTTCGGATTTTCTCTCGGTGCTGCTCTCTTTCTTCATCGGACATAACTTTCCAATAGTGGTCTCCACCCTGTCCGCCGCTGGATATATTGTAACCCACTGATTTGTCACGTGCGTTCAATTGTTCTATCCAATATCCTTCTAGCTCATCAATTTCAGCATCATCGCATTCAACAATTATTTCTTTAGTAAAGTTTTCTATTCCATATTTTTTAATTGCATGCGTTATAATAATCCCTGATCCAAAATAATCATCCATGTTGTACTTACTTTTTCCAACATATATTTTACCGTTTAATTTGTTTGTAATTTTATAGATTATACTCATAAATCTAACCTTTCAATTTATACATTTATTTATCGTTTTAATGTATAAATTGATGAGTTATTTCAACAAGGTTTCATTTATACTCTCTAACATTAAGTTTGCCCATGTAGTTTGTCCTTCAAGACCTGGATGGCCAAAAGCGTCAGCTTTGGGAAGATCTTCCAAGCACTGTTCCATACTTGATCCCCATTTTAACCAATTAGCAGTTTGCATATTGTTGATTGCCAGAGTTAATTCTCTCGCTTTAACAGCATCAAAATCCTTACACATAGGATGGCCGGGTATTTGCAGTTGTGTAATATAGTCACATTGCATAGCCCAGCACATTGTATAGGGAATACCCTTAGCCTTTAATAGCATTACTAAACTTCGTATATAGTATACTGTTCTAGCCAATCCTGCAAGATTATTATCACAGTGGCGGTACCAAAACTCACGTAGTTCAGGAATATCAGTAACAGATTCATCATGCTCAGGCAATGCCATGCTATGCATTATCCTAATAATATCTCCTGTGTGATACGGAAGTTCGTGCCTGTCGTGTTGCGTCCATGCTATTGCAACATAGTCAGGGGTATTATCCAGTAGGTATTCCATGGTGGTGCGGAATATTCTAGCATTGCTACCGCCGCCTTCTGCTAAGTTATCTACTTGCCATCCTAGTTTATCAGCTAACTGATAAGGCCATGCATCTTGCTCATTGAAATTATCGTAAATGCCTTGCGTAAAACTACAGCCGTTGGTTAAAAGTTTCATTAAATTCCTTCTCTAATTGCCACAGGCTGCATGCCATTATAATCCTTGCATTTGCCGCATGTCTTAACACAGGTGCTTAACGGTTCATCGCTATCCCAGGTGTCGCTAATATGATTCCAACTAGCAATAACTTCTTCTAAAGTATTATCGAGAGCATTAACCACCAATGGTAATCTTTTAAGTTGCCAACCATTATCACTGTCACTGGTCATGGGAAATGTTCCGCCTAACCAACAGCAAGGCCATACGTCACCATTAACAGCAACATAGATGTTTCCTTCTTGGCTGTAGCACTCAATACTGTCTACACTCAGGTCACGAACATATTCTTCTTGTAAGTTTAGATCATATTGATCTTGTAGGTATTTCTCTTGAGCTACGAATTCTTTTGCAGTCAATGAAGTATTGTGCGACTCAGTCCCTAACACAAATGGGGTTCCGTCGGGAGCAAAAGCCAGTCCATCTGCTCTGTTGTCATCAAAACTCTTAAATTCTGAGAACCCTAGTTCTTTTGCAAGCGCCCTACATTCTTCAAGTTGATGTTTATTGTGTTCGAACGTTATAAACTGCCATATAGCATATCCGCCTGCTTCGATAAATGCCGTGGCGTTTTCAATAACCTTGTGCCAATCTGTATTCTGTCTATAAATGCTGTGAGTATCTGCAAGTCCGTCTAGTGCAAATTCTATCTTAAGGTCAGGAAACTTACCAAATTTTGCCCACCACGCTGGTGTTTTCATACTCGCGTTACTACTCAACATTAATCTTAATTTTGGATTTTGCGAGTATGCGTAGTCTAATATTTCCAAACAGTGTTTATTGGCTGCTGGATCCCCATATGTTCCGCAGAAATGTATAAGAATATTTGGATTAGACAACACCGGATCTAATAGATGTTTAAACTCATCTAATGACATATCTCGTAAAGGAAAGTTATCTCTTACCCCATACCCGTTATAGTTACGGGTGCATAGTGGACAAGCAGCATTGCAATGACTAGATATTTCTACATTTACGCCCTTAATGTCTGATATTTCTAAGAATTTCATCTGCTATCCTCCTGTGACCTAGTTCTAATGGATGGCCGCCTGGTCCTTGTGGTGTGCCGTAGGCCCATTCAACAAAGCCCTTGTATGGATATCCAATAAACCTGGTGTTGTCTAGTCTGTCTGTCCATTTAACAATCTCAGGGTCATCCTTGTATTTTAAAAACATGGATTGGTTGCTGAAGGCTGAACAGTAGCGATAATCTACTGCATTATTACTTAGCACATCTTGGAGTGCTACCATGTATGTCAGTGTGCGGATAAACTGATGTCGCAGGTCAGTATACTTTCCGTATAGCTCTCTGAACCAGGGTTTGCCATAATCGTTGCCTGCATTGACCTGTATCAGTCCTGTTTTATTGATATATCTGCCAGGAACACTAACGGGATCATAGGTGTATATCTCATGCCTGGCACTGTCACTCCAGCCAACTACCATATGAGTTGCTGTGCTGGCATTGTCCACAGCAGTGCGGAAAATATACTCATTGCTGGCACCTGGCAGTCCTAGATTATCGTAACCTATAAGACTGGGCCATGCCAGGCGTCTGTCACTTAACTCCTCACCGTAGGTAAAACTGTCACCGATTGCTATCTTCATTCCTGTATCCTAACACAAAGAGTGGCGGTGTGTCTACTTCTAAACACACCGCCTGTAACTAACTGCATCTGGAGGAGGAGCAAGGTGACACAGTTAGTTTACTGTGATGGATTATACCCTGCGCATGCAAGTTGATTCTGCAAGGCTCTTCCATTTCTTTGAGATCTTCTTGAGATCTGCAATTTTAAGTACCATACGCAGGCTCATCTCACGGAGTTGATTACGGTTTTCGTACATAAAGTCCAAAACTTCCTGCTCGCCTTCTTTGTCAAAATTGTAACCTTGAAACAATTTGCCAGTGCGGGCAATCTGTTTAATACGAAGATACTTGTCACGCATTGTATCTAATGTAAGATCTAGATAATGGCAACGCGACATAAGAGCTTCTAGATGATCCTGCATGCGCTTGCTTTTAACATTTTCAAACTTAATGTTAGTAATAAAACATGCACTGCCCTTAAACTCGAAACTGTTAGGAATGCCTTCAGCACGTAGTTTGGCTGAATCTGCGTTCCAGAAGATTTTACGCTTCTTGCCTGAGTCTAGTGCGGCTTTAAGAATGTTAAGTGCCAAGTCGTCCATAAGCACACTGTCACAGTCATCAAATACCAGTACACTTCCTGAGTCACTATACTCATATAGTTTAGCATACAAACCTAGAGCAGTCATCGCGCCTTTAACGACTTCAAACTTGCGGCGTTTGCTAGCAACATCTTCAAAGATGCTCTGCTCTTCTAGAGTCTGTTGGACACCGTATGACTTGCCAACTCCAGGAGGGCCCGTAACAATCATTGCACGGATATCGCCACTCTTAAGAGCGCCAGTCATTTCATTAAGGATCTCAAAACGCTCTTCAATCTCATCCATGCGTTTTTCGTCTTGCTCTGGGGTAAAGCCAGTTTCGCCTTTTGCAACAATATCCTGGTTAACACTCAGGGCAGCAAGTTGACGGTCATATGCATCCTGCTCAACAGCTACAATGTCTGCTTCTGTGCATTTAATGCGAAGTGGGCGGGCGTAATCGCTACCCAGGGTTGTTCCATCTACAGTAATGTAAGAACCACGAGCGCCAGTCTTAAACTGTTTAACTACAGGGAAAACCTTCTCTGCAATCTGAAGTTTCTGATACTGACCTTGTTTAATAAGTACAAATTCCATAGTGTTTGCTCCTCCAAGCGTTTATTTAATATACATATAATAACAGGCTATGCTAGATAGTCAACCAAAAACTTATCTTTTATAATGGCCAAGGCTAACAAATAATACTCTGTTTCCTTGCTTAGTCTTACACTGGGCACTTTAGGGTGTGCTACTTCGCAATGCAAGAAACCACTTAAAAAGTTGTTTAACTATACATATAGTAACATAGAACTGCCAGAAATCAACCGATTCTGAACAAAAAAGTTCAGAAAAAAGCAAAAAAAAGTGAAGAAAAAGGTTAAAAATGTCGCTTTTTCTGGCAGTTCTGGTTGACGATGTGTATATGTATGCTATTATGATGTATAAGTTGAAACAACGGACAAGGACCAAACGATATGTCAAAATTTAAAGTTTTCCAGATCAACCTCACCGACGACGAGATCGACACGATCAACGCCGCTGGCGATCACGGCGCCGTTCCCAAAAACAAACTGCGTCTCGATATTGAGATGTCGTTTGGTAAGCCA